ACACTTCCATGTGTTCCACCATTAAGCTATAAATGGGTGCAAGCATCATTCGAGAAAAAACAAGGCTCCCAAATGATGAAGCGAAAAACACACGAGTCTTACCGTTCTTGATTTTCCGTGTATCCCTGGGTTCGTCTTTCAGTTGGGCATTATATACAAAACTAGCAGTCTTGCCTTCCTTATAGCACTTGGCTATTCTAACAATTTCTGCTTTTAACTTCTCTTTCCCCTCATATACATTTTCGTCCACTTCATCCACATGCTTGCTCTTTTTGCCGCTAAACCCAAAGCCAGCAGCCTTTTTAATATCCACACGACGGATAAATGCATCTTTTAAAGCTCCATTTAGAGCTGTAGTAAAGTTTAATGGACGAATTTTGGAAAAATCAACATTTTTCTTCTTCAAACCACTGATAATGTGATCATGAAATTCATTCACACAGTACATCAATAAGCCTTTATCTAAACTAGGCTTGTCTTCACTGGCAACATTCAAATAATTATTGTAAGGGCTAACCCATTCACCATCAACGTGACCAGCATTCATCATTGGTATGCCGAATCTCGTCTTTTGTATATGTCCGTAGACATCATAAAATTGTTCCTCCAAAGAGGTTGGCAAATCTTTTGTGAATATGTTCTTGGTCAAATTTGATCGATTCCGGGCAGAAACCTCTCCTGGGATTTTTCCATAATATCTAATTCCATGTAACTCAAGATATCTCGTAGCTGATTTCGCATTAGGTGATTCCAGACCAGACTCTGCAGACAAGTCTCCCTTATCTATTTGATTCAAAACACTTTCCACAATTTCACCTTCACTCATCAATTGCATAAATGAATCTTCTTTGTTATGCTTGTCATTAATTGCTTGATGAATTTCATCTCTGTCCAGTGCCACCGCAAAGCATTCAGTGGAATTCTTGAACCCTGAAAAATGTATTCCAAGGATAAAAGACGTATGTTTAATCTGGCCTAGTAGAGGCACTCCGCACAACCCTGGTTTGTGGTTAGCATAATTGAATCTATAAGTAGACTCGACAGATACCAACCCTCTTTCAGATTTTGCAGTCTTTGGACCATCTTTTATAGCAACCATTTCATTTCCTTCAAATCGGGACACGATGGTTTTAAACTCTCCTGAACCCTGTTTTTTAGAAAGAACGTGTTGCAGAATGTCTTTAAAAAGTAATCCTGACACCCAAATCAAAGTAATATCATT